TCGAAGAACAACGGAAGCAGTTGGACGAGCAGAAGCCGAAGGTGTTGTTCGCGGACGCGGTGGCCACGAGCAAGAGGAGCATTCTGATCGGCGAATTGGCGAAGATCCTCAAACAGAACGGCGTGAAGACCGGCCAGAACCGGTTGTTCAAACAATTACGTGAGGACGGTTTCCTGATGAAGCGCAACGGGAACCCGAACATGCCCACACAGAAGAGCATGGAACTGGGTTTGTTCGAGGTCAAGGAAACATCGATCGCCCATTCGGATGGTCATGTGTCGTTGAACTTCACGACGAAGGTCACGCCCAAGGGCCAGCAGTACCTCATCCAGAAGTATCTGGGCTGCACTCCCCTTGACCTGGAAGCGGGTGCGTGATGGCCGGTAGTCAAATCGAATCGTCTCTTGACGGCTGGCCGATCGCCAAGGTGGCGAGCTTCCTCGGTGTCTCGAAGGGCAGTCTCTACGTGTGGTCATGCCACGACAAGTGGGGAGGCCGGTATCCGCCCGCGCCGAAACGCGTAGGCCGCAGGCTCGTTTGGAATCCACAGGAGGTCATCGACTATCGGGACCGGCGGTGCGCGATAAGCCGCAGGGAGCTGGTCCATGGCGAATAAGGGTTTCCCGGATTCGAAACCGGGAGAAAAGGAAGAGGTGCCGGCGTCGCACTGTCCAAGGTTCACGCCGGCACCAACATCACCAATCACATTGAAAGGAAAACAAGTGATGTCAGGACACAAGATTACCGGAATCCACGCCATCGGCGTCGAGATCCCGAAGGGAATGTCATTCAAGGAGCTCATGGAGCAGCTGCTTGAGGGAGGAGAGGCTGAGTTGGAGAAGGAGTTGGACGAGGAGACGCGCCAGCCGGAAACCGGCAAGTGCGATTGTCCGGTGTGCGATCCAGACAAGGACACCGTGGAGGAAAGATTGTTCCATCCGGTCGATCAGTGGCAGCACGCCGTCGATGTGGCCAGTGACGTGCATGACGCGGCCGGCTCTCTCGAACACGCGCTGTTCGAGCTGGGTGAGAACCCGTTGGCGTTCGAGGCGTCGATGATCCTCAGCCAGTCGCTGACCCTGCTGCGTGCCATCCAACGCAAGCGCAAGGAGGTTGCGGAATGAGCATCGAAGCATTGCGCAAAAAGAAGCGTATGCGCCGACCCCGGCCGAGGTTAACGGACGGGCAGAAATCGGCCGTATTACTGGCTCTCACGTTCTTCGAGGGTTGGCTGGTCGGTTTCGCCGGCACGCATAGTCGCATCCCAAGTCCGGTGGGTACGCCGCAGTGGATGATAACCGGCTCGCTCGCATTGGCGGTCATCCTGCCGCTCATGTTCGTGGGAATCCTGTTGAAGTGGGGCGGCGATGGAACAGCCAAGTGAGTTCACGCTTTGCCTGCCGGGCGACCCGGTGCCGAAGGGGCGCCCCCGCGTCTACAACGGGCACGCGATGACGCCGAAACGCACCGTCAGGGCGGAGGAACGCCTGTTCGCGGAGTTCCGGTTGAAATACCCGCAGGCGAAACCATACCAGTGCCCGGTCAGGTTGGAGGCCGAATTCTGGATGTCCCATAGGGGCAGGCCGGATCTCGACAACCTTTTGAAGCTGGTTCTGGACTCGTTGAACGGTGTCGCCTACGTGGATGACGCGCAGGTCGTCGAATCCCACGCCAGCAAACGGATGCCCGACCTATGGGTGTACGGCAACCGAGGCAGGTACAGGAAACGCAAGTCCGGTGATCCGTACACGTGTTGTGGGCATGAGTACGAGCCGCATCTCTATATCCGTATCAAACCGCTCCCCGAATGGGAGCCGAACAAGCAAGGAGAACAATCATGAGCAAGCCTATCAACGAACCCCGTCTGGTGCAGCAGGCGCTGATAGCGGACGAGGATCTGAGTTTCGAACTGGCGGCTTTGGTGCCGACGGCGAACGGCATCACGAACGCGGCCAGCACGTTCATCGACCGGGCGACCAAACTGTTGCTGTCCGACAAGATCATGCTCACCAACGAGCAGCATACGGCCGTCACGTCGGCCATCGCCATCGCCCAACTGACCGTCAAGGAAGGCGCGGCCATATCGAAGCTGCTGCGCAACCCGGACGCTTCGGCGGAGGTCATAGCCGGACTGCGTCTCTCGGCCAAGGACTCGCAGGATGCCTGACAAGCGTCTCTATATGCCGCGTTGCAGGACATGCGGGCCGCTCGGCAAGCCCACCGGACTGGACGAGGCGGTCACCTGCTGCAACCGGCACACGAACCAGACCAAGCATCAGACGGCGTGGTATCCCACCTACGCCCAAATCATCGTGAAAGGCACATCAAATGACTGCGAATGACACGTCAACCATCGAAACCACGGAGGCCGTGAACCCGGACGGGGAATTGCGCCAAGGATTGTTCGCCGCGCAGGCGGCGCGCATCGTCGAACTGCAGGCCGAGATCGCCAGCCGACAGGAGGAAATCGACAATCTCAAATCCCTGATTCTCGACTCGCATCCGGTCGGCACCTACCAGGCCGGCAACCTGAAGGTGCAGGTCAAGCCGGGCGCGCGCCGCATCAACGCCGGCACGTTCGAAAAAGCCTACCCGGCCACCAAGTATCCCGGAGCCTACCAGTTGCGGCCGCGGCCGCTCAGCCAGTTGGAGAAGCTGCTGTCGGCGGACGCGGTGGCCGATTACGCGATGAGCGGCAAGCCTATGGTGGTGGTCTCATGAGCGCGGAACTGTCCAGCCTGGGCATCGCCCAGATCGTGGAAAGCGTTATCGCCGACTATGACCTGCGTGACGAGGACGGCAACGAGCTGACCGACGACCTGTACGTCATCCGTTCCGAGCAGCTCGACGAGCTGGGCCTCAACGTCGCCAGACGCATCCACAAGGCCATACGCGAACTGGAGGCGCAGGGCAAGACCGGTTTTCCCGTGCATTCGATGGCCTTCGGCAGCATGCCGGTAACCATCGCGAAGGACGGCGACCGCACCTACACGCTGCGCTTCGACAACTCGGACGAGGCGGTGGCCATTACACGGCTCAGCAGAACCGCGTTGGCGGACATTAGGAAACAGATCAACGACTTTCTCAAGGAGGTGAAGAACCATGAGCATGAATGACGCCATTCTCGCCGTCGCACAAGCCCAACAGCAGGGTGACGCGATACCCGTCGACGTGCCGCCCATGACGCAGTCGGCACCCGATATGGGCAAGCCGCCGGCAACGCCGAAAACCAAGACGGACACGATGGAGGAACCACGATTGTGGCCGGAGATCCGCCAGCTCATCGAAGCGGATATCCAGAACGCTCCGCGTGAGCTGCAGCGTGAGATAGGCCCATCCGAACTGGGAACGGATTGCGTGCATTGCCTCGCGGCGAAACTGGCGGGCTGGCCGGAGCGTCGTTCGCCGGGTTGGCGGCCGTTCATCGGCACGTGCGTGCACGAGCACTTCGAGCAGATGTTCCGCGAGCTGAACAGGGATCCTGCGCACCAGTTCCTCTACACGAGTGAGGACAACGTGACCGAACTCGTGGAGCGCTGGCGCAGCGAATATCGCGTCACCGTAGGCCGATTGCAGGGCCTGCACGGCGGCTACGACGTCACCGGTTCGATCGACCTCTGGGATCGCAAAACCCATAGCACCATCGATTGGAAGAACGTCGGCAACACAACCGTCACCAAGGTCAAGGCCCACGGCCCATCGCAACAATACCGGATACAGGCGTCGCTCTACGGCATGGGCCTGCAGAACGAGGGCGAACGGGTGGAACGCAACTGCATTTACTTCCTGCCCAGCAACAAGACCAGTTTGGGCGACGCTTTGCCTTGGGAGACAAGGTTCGACCCGGAGCCCGGCAAATGGGCGTTGAGCCGCGCCCAACTGCTCGTCAACCTCATGGATTGCGTGGAGCAGGCGGAGGGCCCCGACGTGCGCGACAGCTGGATCAAACAGTTGCCGGCGGCCGGACCCGACAAGTGCTTCTCCTGCAAGGGCCGGGTCTGGCCGGATATGAGCGCGCTTCCCGAGTTCGACGAGAAGCCGTGGCCGGACGTGCCCGACAAATGGCTCCAACTCATCCCCCTAATCGAATCCGAATACCAGTTCACCGAATAACGAAAGGAAAACAATCATGTTCGGACAGCCACAGCAACAGTATGGTTACCCGCAGCAGGGTTACCCCCAACAGGGGTATCAGCAGGGGTATGGTCAGCCGCCGGCACGCCCGGCCGTGTCCATGACCCCGGAGCAGATGCTTGCCAGCATCGAATCGCAGAGCAGCAAGGGCGCGAAATTCGAACAGCCCGGCACATCGATCAGCGGAATCATCGAGAACGTGACCGCCAACCAGATCCGCGATTTCAAGTCCCGCCAGCCGAAGTTCTTCGATGACGGACAGCCGCAGATGCAGGTGCTCGTCACCATCAACACCGGCGTCACCGATCCGATGGTGGAGGACGATGACGGCCGGCGCACCGTGTACATCAAGGGCTTCGGCCTCCAGCGCCACGCATGGCTTCAGGCGTTGCACAACGCCGGGCTGAGGAAGGCCGCAGAAGTGCGGCCTGGCGACCGTTTCACGGCCACGTTCACCGGTTTCGGCGAGGCGAAGCCCGGCATGAACGCGCCGAAACTGTTCGAATACGTGATCGAACACCAGTCGCCGGCCGACCTCGCCATGAACCAACCCCAGCAGCCCGGCATGCAGCAAGCCCAGCCGACATACCCGCAGCAACAGTACGCGCCACAGCAGCCCCAGCAGGCCCCGAATCAGGGATATGCGCCGGCTCCGGTCGACCCATGGAACCCGCCGGCACAGGCGCAACCCGCTCAGCCGGTACAGCTCGGCCAACCACAGGTGGATCCGATGAAGGTCAACCAGCTGAAGGCCATGGGTAAGCCGCCGCAGGAGATCGCCGCCCTGTTGGGCGTGCCGGTCGAAGCGGTCACCTCCGTCACCGACCAGGCTCAACCCCAATACCACGGGGGTTCCGAACAGATGCCGGAAACAGGTGAATTCTGATGGACGAACTGCTGAAACATTTGCAGAACCAGTGGATCGAACTGGTGAAGGACATGGATTCCCTCGCCTCCGACCAGGCCGGTTTTTTGTGACGTCGACTCGGAAAGCCTGCAGCTCATGAGCGTGAGACTCGTGCTCCTGGGCTGGCACAAGAGCAAGGATTCCGACAAGGACTGATACCAGTCCCGACCGCCGTAGCCGTATCCAAGCGGCCCGCACGAATGCAAAGGCGTGCACGGCACCACACATATTCACATCACGTCAAAGGAGTTCCAGGAATGACCGACATCTACGGATACACGGCAGCCGCACCCATGTACCGTGCTGCTGGATGGATGCAGGTCATCCCCCTGCCCGAGGGACGCAAGACCCCGCCGCCGGCGGGGTTCACGGGGCGCAGCCGCAAGCCCGTCACCGACGAACAAATACAGTTGTGGAGCCAAGCCAACCCGAACGCGAACACGGGCATCGTCATCCCCGAAGGCGTGCTCGTATTGGACATCGACGCGGCGCAGGGCCATCAGGTCAAGGCGGACGGCGTGAAAGGCATCAGCGAGCTCTCTCAGGAACTGGGCATGCTTCCGGCCACGTGGAGCAGCACGGCGCACGGCATCGACTCGCCGGCACGCCACCTGTTCTACAAGGTGCCCGAGGGATTGGCGTGGAAGGGCGGCGCCATCGAGGGGGTGGACATCCTGCAGCCCGGCCACCGGTATTCCGTGGTCTGGCCGTCGATCCACCCGAGCGGCGAAATGTACTGCTGGTACACGCCAAGCGGCGCATTCGCCAGCACACTCCCCCACATCTCGGATCTGGCGACACTGCCATGGAAGTGGGTGGACTACCTGCGCAAACCCGACAATATGTCGAACCCGAAGGAATTAAAGTGTTCGAATTCGAACACTTTAACCCCCTCGAATCCGAGGGAATACGACGACCGCATGTGCAAGGCGGTCAACACGTTCCTCAACAAGACGCTCGCCAACCCGGCAAGCAAAGGCTCAAGGCATGACACCACGCTGCAGGCCGTCTGGGCGTTGGTTAACTTCGCGCAGGAGGGACACCGGGGGGCTCTCGACGCCATCAACCAATTGAAGCCACGGTTCATCGCCGAGGTGGCCCCCGACCGTCAAGGCAAGGAGCGTGAGGCGGCACGCGAATGGGCCAGCATTCTCAGTGGCGCGATGGAGAAGGTCAACGGCGTGCAATCGCATGTGGATCCGTGCGAGCAGTCGAAAATCGAACGCATGACGCCCGGCGAGTTCGACGAACTCACCCAAAACGCGGCTGCGAGTCAAATGGAGGAAAGTCACCCGGAAGCAGTTCAAAACACTGGAACAATGCCGGTTCAAGCCGGTTCAACACCCGTCGCATCGGTTCAAAACGGTTCAATGGAAAGTCACGAGGCAAGTAAAAACGCCTCCTCCAGCTGGCAGTTCGAAGACCTCACCCAGCTCGCTTCCGGCATTGAACTGCCGCCCACGCCCACCGTGTTCCAACGAGAGGACGGCCAAGGCCTCTTCTATAGGGGCGCGGTCAACGACCTGCACGGCGAACCCGGCTGCGGCAAAAGCATGCTCGCCCAAATCGCCACCGCGCAGGAATTGAAGGCAGACCGTGACGTCATCTACATCGACTACGAGGATTCCGCACGCAACGTGGTCAAACGCCTCCTGCTGCTCGGCGTATCCGGCGAACAGATCATCGGTCACCTGCACTACGTGCGCCCGTCCGCGAAGCCCAGCAGCCCCACCAGCCTCGGCGGCTGGCGCGAAACCCTCGACTACGCCGATACCGCCACGCTCGCCATCATCGACGGCGTCACCAGCTGCCTCGCCTACGCCGGCCTCGACAGCAACTCAGGGGATGACATCGCCGCCTGGTACAACACCATGCCACGACTCATCAGCGCCTGTGGGCCAGCAGTCGTACTCATCGACCACGTCGTCAAAAGCAAGGACAACCGGGGCCGCTACGCCGGCGGCAGCATGCAGAAACTCGCACTCATCGACGGCATCAGCTACTCGGTGGACATGACCAAACCAGTCGGCAAGGGCGTGCGCGGCACCATCGTCATCAAATCAGGCAAGGACCGCATCAGCGAGATCGAGGAGCATTGCGCCGTCAGCTGGGATTCGAACGGCTCGCACCTGCGCGAAGCAGCACGCATCGAAATCAACTCCACGGACCCGAAACTCATGCGCGTCACCATCGCACGACCGAACATGATGCCCAGCGAAGACCGACAGGCGAAACGCGACGACTTCCGACCCACCGGACTGATGGAACGCATCAGCCGCATGCTGGAGGACTCACTCGAAGAACCGAACCAGTCCGAACTGTTCAAGGCACTGAAGGAAGACGGTTCCGGAGCGCGTACCGCCGTCATGAGCAAAGCCGTGAGCCTGCTCCTGCAGGAGGGTTTCGTCTCGAACCGCTCTGGACGCAACAATCGTTCGATATTCAAATCCGTCCGACCGTACCGGCAGATAGACGACCCGAAATCCGACGCCTATGTGGACCGTATGAGCAGGGAGGAGGCGAGTGAATTGGATGACGAAAACCACCTCAAAATCTAGTTTTTCCCGTTTTTCCCAGTTTTTCCGAGTTTTTCCCGGAAAAACTGAGCCATCGAGTCTAGTTTTTCCCCACACTCCCCGGACACACTACGTGTGTGTCCGGGTGTGGGAAAAACTACGGCTCGCCCCTCCGGAAAGACCAAAAACACCCCTCAACGACACTAGATTTTCCCAAACCAAAGGAGCCCAAAATGTCACTCACATTCAGAGAGCAAATCGAAGAGACCGCATGGGAACTCGGCAACGGCGAAGGCACAGTGCCCGAGCTGCGTCAGCGGTTCGACGACAATCCCGACACTCCGAACTTCGACCCGGCCAAGGCATTGGAGATGCTGCACATCCTCCAAATCGTCAACTACAAGCAAGTCCCTCAGCATCGAGGCAGACCAGCCCGCAGCCATTTCCTAAAACAATCCGAATACTCGGTACTCGATTTTGACATTCCGAAGCCAATCCCCAAGGACGAGCGGGAACGCCAGACGCGGATTCAGTGGGCCAAGGACTTTCGAACCATCGCCGACTGGCTCGACGCGAACTGTTACACGACTGAAAGCGAGGAAGCATGAAAGAATCCGTCACCATCCAATACCGCTGTGAGGATGCTGACACCAATCTGGTCGAAACCATCCCAATCGCCTCCATCGGCATCGACCAGTGGAGTCAAGGCCATCCCGTCCTGTTCAACCTTGACCGGAGAGGACATCACGGCCGCCGTATGCTCAGCGTACTCATCACCGCCTGCGAAGCGGTGCTGCATGAAATCCAGGACATCAAATGGGAGGACTGACCCATGGCCGAACCGATTGACCTCACCCAACAAGCCCTCAACGCATTGGCCTCATCGGGGCTGGGCAACGACAGTCCGGCCGAGGCGTTCGTCATCGGCTATCGGAACGGATGGCAGCAAGCCGTCGACCTGTGCATACGAATCGAAACGGCACTCAACGACGAAACGGAGGAAACAAATGAGCATCATCGACCGTGAGATAGAAGCCCGGGAACAACGCGACCCCTCGTACGTCGACGCCGACTTGCAATGGGCATGGGCAAGAGGATACAAGGCCTGCGCAAACCGCGAAATCACCGAGGAGGAGATTGCCGCCGCCATGGACGAAACCCGAAAGTTCATCGCGCTTCCTGGCGCATGGCTGGAAAACATCATCAGAACCGCCTTCAACGCGGCGAGGAGAAAGGCGACGGAGGAATGAGCAGCCCCCGCGCCCGTGAGCGCAAGCCCCCATGGCTGCGCCAATTCATCCCGAAATCCAGTCCCCTCGTGGTCACTGTCTGCGAGGGGTGCGGCCTGTACATTATCCAGGATCGGGAGAGCGTGTGGGAGTCATGGGACTGCGGACTTGTGGAGGGTGATGACCTGACCGTGGCGATAATCCTCGGCCGCCCGTTGACGCGCGTCACATGGCTGCCATCAGTCGGCTATCCGTTGTTGCGCAGCGTGAGCGGTAGCGCGGGCATCAGGCCGGATGGCCAATACCTCGCCGGTCACACGTGCCATTTGGCTCGGGTGAGCGTCAAACCGTTCACGCCGCCGAAAAGAGACCGTCCGCCGGGCAAACCGTGGGGCGGGCCGAGACTGTCGAAGCAGGAGATAGCCGAATTCAAACGCATCTGGAATATGCCATACAGCCGGCTCAAATACGAGAAAGCCCCAACCATGGTCGGCCAGGGCGATGAGATCCAAGCATTATTCTAGCCGACCAGCCGGAAGGGGCTCAGCATGAACTGCCAGAACTGCAAGACGATGACCGAAGAGGGGTATTCAGTGTGCGCGACGTGCGAGCTGCGCTTCGCCGGCACGCTCCTGCGCTTGGCGCGTGATGTCACGCCATTGCATGACAGCCTCGACGCGACATTGCATCCGGGAGGGCATTCGCCCGTGCGCATCCAGACCGCCACTCCCCCGACACCGATACGCTTGGACGTGCTCGACCTGATTGACATGCTCGACGCCACGGCCCGCGAACTATGGCGCTGCCTCGACGGCATCGACGCACTCGACTGGCGCAAAGACAGACGCAACGAGGACTTGACGGCCACGCTCATCGCATGCGCCGGTCATGCACGCCTTGCCACGTTCGCGGATGCCGGCTTCTACATGCACATCATCAACGGCATCGCCCGCAAGGTTGATACTGCGCTGGACCCGCCGGAGCAACGCCGCGAGATAGGTACCTGCGAACTATGCGAGACCATGCTCATCGCTGGGGCAGCAGACCAGTGGGTGACATGCCCGGTCTGCGGGAGGGAACAGCGAGCGCAGACGGTTAAACTGCGTAGGCTCAAGACGTTGTGTTGGGATGATTCCAGGCGCGGGTCTGCGGCTGAGATAGCCAAGGTGTTCACGGACGCGGGAATCACCGTCAAAAGGCATACGCTCACCGTGTGGAAATCCCGAGGCAAGCTTGATGTCACGCCCCAAGGCATTTCATACAGCAGCGTCTACCGGCTCGTCATCAGTGGCGGACTTGACAAAGAGCTGACTGTGACCGCATAATGTCAGTGGATTAGTATCGAAAAACCCAGCTCATGTGGCTGGGTTTTCGCGTATCTATGCTTTGTTTTTGCGTGGTCTCCCCCCTCCGACACCACGTCCCGGACGTTGAGCGTTCCATTCATCGATGGTCTCAGGCAACCAGCCGCGCGTGCGCCCTATCGTGGCGTCGGGCTCAGGGAGCTTGAGGTTGAGCAAGCCGCCACTGGTGATGCCGAGGCGTTCTGCGACCTGCTTGACGCCGAGATATTCAGTCGCCATTGCTTGCCCTTCCTGCCAGATAACCCAGCACGCCCGAGCACATTCCGAACACACCTGCCGGTACGCTCTGGGATGCGATGGCCAGCGCGAGGCTGACGACTCCGAACATGAGTGCGATGATTCCTATCTTGCCGTTCATGATGTTCCATGGAATAGTTGGGAGTGGAGCCGTGGCTCTGGATAGTACGATTATCCGGAATCCACGGCTCTTGTTACCGCTTGCGCCGTCTGTTCAGCGGCTTTCGCGGCTTGCTCTTCGCAATCAATGCGACGGCCACGGCGGCGATGGGTGCGAGTGCCGCACCCAATCCGGAGAGGAACTCCCCGATGGCCTTGAGCAGCTCCGCGATCTGTTCCATGTTCACCTCCTTTCCTTGGCTGACATATCTATAGTAACACAATAACTATAGATATGCAAGCCGGGGACACCAAGACACGCCAACGGACACAATGACTGCGAGGCATACATGAGCTGGCGAGTCTGCTCGACCCCCGGATGCCCGAACCTCATCGAGACGCCGGCCCGCAAATGCGACGCCTGCGCTCGGGCCCAGCGGGACCGCGCCCGTACCCGAGGCCATAACCCCTACGGCACCAAGGGGCACCAATCATTCCGCAGGCAAGTGCTCGCACGAGACCCATACTGCACATGCCCCGGCGACTCCGGACGCGGAGGCTGCGGCAAACACCACGGACTCTGCGGCAATCCAAGCACAATCGCAGACCATTACCCATACGAAAGAACCGAACTCATCGACATGCGACTCAACCCCAACGACCCGAAGTTCGGACGAGGCCTATGCAAACAATGCCACGATGTAAAAACCGGCAAAACAAGACCAGCAGGCTTCAACACCAGACAATAAACAGGAACACTGTGCATCACGACAAAAACAGCCGGCAACACCCCCAGGGGGGTGGGGTGACGACCACCCCGCTTGGACCGCCGGTGAGCTGTCTGTCGGGTGCGCAGGGTTCAAACATCGCTGGCGGACCGCCGCGAGGGCGGTCTCGTCGATCTGTCGCTAGGGCGCAAGGCCATGACGAGAGGTGAACATCATGCCAAGTGGAGGCAAACGAGTACGCTCCGGGCCGGCCAAGGACCCGAACAGCGAGAAGAGCCGCAGACTCGGATACACATTGCAGAGCCTGCCGAACACCGAGTGCCGGATGAAGCCGCCGGAATGGCCCTTGGAGCCCGCCGATGACGAGCGCGTCCGCAAACTTGAGGCGGAGAAGTGGAAGTGGCTGTGGAAGCTGCCTCAGGCACGCGCCTGGCATCTGCCCCAGTTCAAGTGGATGATTCACGAACTGGCGTTGTACGCGCGGCTTTCCACCGCATGCGAGATCGCGCCGGCACCCACGGCGTTGACCGTGCTGCTGCGCATCTCCGACCGCGTCGGCATGAGCGCCGCAGGATTGCAGGCATTAGGCTGGAAAATCGAAGCGGAGGCCGAGCGGAAGCCAGTCGATTCGGAGTTCACGCGCCGCAGGGCCAAGGAGCTGAACCAGGAATCAGCCGCCGAACGCTCTCCCATGGACGAGACGAAGCATGTGTACCAGCGTCGGATGAGCGGCAATGGCTGACGAGGATTCATGGCTCATCGACTTCCCCACGTTGGGGCATCTGGTGTGCGCGTGGATCGAACGTCACTGCCGGCAGCCTGACGGCCCGTTGCGAGGCCGTCCGGTGGTGCTGTCCGACTGGCAGTACTGGCTGGCGGCGAACCGTTGGCGCATCCGCGTGGACGCCCCATATGTGCCGCCCGAGGAAGTCACCGTCGACAATCCGATGGTGCTCAATCAGGCGTTCACCTATCGAATGACGTTGACCGTCGGACCGCAGAAATGGGGCAAGGGGCCATGCACGGCGTTCTTCACCGCCGCCGAGGGCTGCGGGCCCACCATCTTCGATGGCTGGGCGCGAGAAGGCGACATGTACCGTTGCGCCGACAACGGCTGCCCGTGCGGCTGGGAGTGGCCATACAATCCGGGCGAGCCGAAAGGCCGTCGACATCCGTCGCCGCTCATCCAGCTGACCGCCAACTCCGAGGAACAGGTACGCAACATCTACCGGCCTCTCGTGGCGACGATCCTGCTGGGCCCGCTCAAGGAGCTCATGCGCGTGAGGGACACCTTCATCCGCATATTGCAGCCGGGGCGCGAAGGCGAGGCCGACGCCTTGGACCTGGACCGCATCGACGTGGTCACCGCCTCCGCGAAGTCCCGTCTGGGCAACCCGATCACGGACGCCGAACAGGACGAGGCCGGCCTGTACACGAAATCGAACGGCATGATAGCGGTCGCCACCACGCAGCGCCGAGGAGCCGCCGGCATGGGCGGCCGCACACATGCGTGGACGAACGCATGGGATCCGGGCGAGGACAGTTACGCGCAGCAGGTGTTCGAGAACGCCGAGGACGACGTGTTCGTGTTCTACCGGAACCCCGATCTCGCGAAATCATTGCGTCACCGCGACGGCCGGCCGTTGGACTTCAATCTGAAATCCGAACGCTTGAAGATGCTCGAATACGTGTATCGCGGCTCCCCGTGGGTCGACCTTAATTCCATCGAATCGGAAGCCAAGGCGCTGATGAAGACCGACCCTACCCAAGCGGAACGGTTCTTCGGGAACCGTCTGGTGCAGGGCGGCGGCGCATGGCTCGAAGACGGACTGTGGGAGAGCTGCTATGCCGGCGCATGAACTCTGGTTGCCGAACCCGCCAAAAGGCACGCGCGTATGCGCGGGCTTCGACGGTTCGGAGAACGACGACTGGACATGCATCAAGATGGAGACTCTCGACGGGCTGATATTCACTCCCCGATACGGGCCCGACCGGCGTGCGACCATCTGGAACCCGAAGCAGTGGGGCGGGCGCATCCCCCGCGCCGAGGTATCCGCAGCATGGGCGGAACTCAACGACCGCTACAAAATCGAACGTGCCTACTGCGATCCCGGCTTCCGCGACGAACTGTCGTGGGAGTCGGAAATAGAGGCATGGGACAGGGCCTACGGGCCGAAGAAATTCTTACCGTGGAGCATGTCGGGCAGCTCCCGCATCGGAGCCGTCTACGAGGCATTGCGTCGATTCGAGGCCGACCTGACCACGCACCGCATCACGCAGGACGGCTGCCCCGTCACCCGCACCCACATGATGAACGCGCGAAAGGTCGCCAAGACCCTGGAACGCTACGGGCTGGCGAAACCCCAGCAGAACAGGAAGATAGACGCCGCCGTGACCAGCGTGCTCGCCCACGAAGCCGCATGCGACGCGCGAGCCGCCGGCTGGGGCGCTCGCAAACACAATTACATGCTTACCGGATCATCGACCAGGAGGTGACGATGGAATACAGCCAGCAGGATCTGTCCGCATTGGCGAACCGTCTGGCCGACAAAATCCAGTTCCGCCGGCCCAGCATCGGCACGCATACCGATTACGTGCTCGGCAAACGCGGCAAACTGAAGTTCGCGTCCAAGGAATTCGAACGCTACATGAGCGACCGGTTCTCCGATTTCTCGGACAACTGGTGCCTCCCCGTGGCGCAGGCCCCGGTGGAACGCATCAAGTTCAAGGGCTTCGTCCCTTATGATGACGTGAAGCTCGGCACCGGCATCATGAAATGCCTCGACCGCAACGACTTCGAACGCGGACTTCAGGAAGCCGCACTGATGATGACCACCACGGGCCGCGCGTTCGCTTTGGTCACGCAGGTCGATGGCAGGGCCCGCATCACGTTCGAGCACCCGGACAGCGCCGCAGTCATCTACGATGCGCGCACCGGCCAGCCGTCAGCCGGGTTCCTCATCCAGCAGGGCGACGACAAGGAGTACGGCACTCTCATGCTGCCCGGCTGGACGGTCAGCATGGAACGCAAGAAGATGCTCGATCTGACCGACCAGCGCGTGCCGCCCGACGTGTACGGCTGGAAGATGAATGACCCTCAGCCCACCGGTCTGGACACGATCCCCCTGCGCGAGTTCCGCAACCAGATGCTATTGGACAATGCGCCGATCAGCGACATCGCGCACGTCGAATCGATGCAGGACACGGTCAACGTCGTATGGGCCTACCTGCTGAACGCATTGGACTACGCCTCACTGCCGGCACGAGTCATCCTCGGCGGAGACCCGCTCGTCGAGCCCGTCTACAACGAGGAGGGACAGCAGGTCGGCGAGAAGCCCATCGAACTCGACAAGCAGGTGCTGGAGCGCATCTACCAGTTCACCGGCGACAACGTGAACCTGGGCGAATGGTCAAGCTCGAACCTGAACGTGTTCATCCCGGTCATCGAGAAGGCCGTGGAACATATCGCCGCCGAAACACGCACCCCCGGCCATTACCTGCTGACAAACGCGGAGGTTCCCGCCACAGGCTACGAGGTCGCCGAAGCCGGCCTCGTATCCAAGACCATCGAACGCATCAGCTTCCTGAAATCCCCCATCCGCGACATCTGCAGCATCGCCATGCGCTACGAAAACGACACGGACGAGGCGGACATCATCGCCGACTCCAAGGTGCAGTTCGCGACCCCGCAGTATCGCAGCGAGACGCTGATGGCGGACGCGATGCTCAAGTACAAGCAGCTCGGCTTCCCGATCCAATGGGTCGCGGAGCAGATGGGGCAAAGCTCGGACGAGGTGCAGCGCATCATGCGCATGCGCGCCGACGAGATGGCCGACCCCGAACTCGAATCGTTGAACCGTGCCCTGCAGATCGGAGGCGCTGATGGCGGTCGAATCTCAGGTGCTGGCCTACAGCCAGAAACGGCTGGCGACGTTGGAGCTGACGGCGGACAGGGCCGCACGCAGAACATGGAACAGGGTCGACGCCAATAACATCCAGGCGTCGTGGAAGTCGATAAGCCGCGACTTCCTCACCCTGTTCTCCACGATCCAAACCAAGTCCGCCGAAACGGCCATCGACGCGAGCGGCATGATGCTCGCCGAACAGGGCGTCTACATCACGCCACACGCCTTGGCCAACCCGAACGCATTCGCCGGTTGGGCACCGTCCGGCCTCGACATCGCATCCTACTTCCAATCCCCCGTGTTCGCCGCCCTGCACGCGATACGCACCGGCAGCTCCTCATTGGAGGCGTTGGAATACGGACGCAACCTGCTGGTAATGCTCACCTCTCTGGCCGTCATGGACACCGCCCGCCAGGCGGAGTCACTGGACATCACCAGCCGTCCCAAGGTCGGCTACATCCGCGTCGAATCCGCCACCTGCTGCGACAGGTGCATGATATTGGCCGGCAAGTGGTTCCGCTTCAACGAGGGGTTCCTGCGCCACCCGCACTGCCACGGCCGCCACGTGCCCTGCAGCCAGAGCATGGCCAAACAGCAGGGGTGGATCAGCGACCCTATGGAGGGTTTCAAAAGTCTCTCCCGTGAGGAGCAGGACAAGCGCTTCGGCGCGAATTACGCGCAGGCCATCCGCGATGGCGCCGACATCTACCAGGTCGTCAACTCGAAACGCGGCATGCGGAAGGTGGGCAAAGGCTATACGGCGTTGACCACCAGCGAGGGCACCACACGATACGGGTGGGCCAGCATGCAATACGCGCAACAGTCCGGCCGGAGGATGAAACGCCGCCTGTCCATCGACGGCATCTACTCGCTGACCGGAGGCGACCGGGAGAAGACCATAGCCGCGTTGAAGGCCAACGGATATTTCGTGGACAACGACTGGCGCGGCAAGGTGCCCGAGATCCGCAAAAGCATGTGGCTGCACGACAACACGTACCGGCAGGGGCGCGTCGAACTGTTGACCGCCGCCGAGAAGCGCGTTCAGACCGCGAAGCTCCGCTACGAGGCCGTATTGGAGGGCCGCAACCCCAACGATGGCCGCATGCCCCTCACCCCCGAAATCGCCGCCCAGTGCGAACGCGAATACCGCCGATGGGTCACCTCCGGCGGACAGATTTTCCAGCAATGATCCAGCGAATCGAAAGGAAGAACATGGATCCCGCAAACCAGAACCAGAATTCGGACGACAACGAGGCCAAGAAGCCGGAGAACACCGGCGGCGAGGATTGGCAGTCGAAGTTCGAAGGACAGCGGAAAGTCAACCGCGACCTCGAAAAGAAACTGAACGAAGCCTACGCCAAGGCCGACAAGGTCGACGAACTCGAAAAACAGATCGCCGCCCTGCAGGGCAAGGAAGCCGAATACGAGGCCGCCAGGAAGGAACAGGCCGTCAAGGACGAGGCCCTTGCCGCCGCCAACCAGCGCATCCTCAAGGCCGAAGTCCGCGCCGCAGCCAGCGGCAAGCTCACCGACCCGGCCGACGCCCTGCGCTACCTCGACCTGTCCAAGTTCACCGTCACGGATGACGGAAGCGTGGACAGCCAGGCCATCGCCAATTCGATCGGCGAACTGCTGGAACAGAAACCTTATCTCGGGAAAGCCGAGCAAGCACCCTCGGGTGCGAACATCACGCCGCCCAGCGGAACACGGGACGGCGACCGCCATCAGGGTCAGCTCACCCGAGACGACCTGAAAACCATGAGCCCCGCAGAAATCGTCAAAGCCCAACAGGACGGGCGACTGAAGGACCTGCTCGGAGCCAACTAAACGGAAGGAGGCCTTAAATGGCCATCACCAATTTCATTCCCGAACTGTGGAGCGCCAACATCCTGCTGGAACTCCAGAAGAACCTCGTCTACGGTTCCGCAGTGAACCGCGACTACGAGGGCGACATCGCCAACTACGGCGACACCGTGCACATCACCGGCATCGCGCACATCAGCGTCGGCGACTACACGGCCCACACCGACATCACCATCGAACCGGCCACAGACAAGGACGCCGGCGAACTCGTCATCAACCAGAGCAAGTACTTCGCGTTCGAAATCGACGACGTGGAGAAGCGCCAGGCCATGAACAACCTGACCGCCGCATACTCCCAGGACGCCGCCTACAAGCTGCGCGACCTGACCGACCAGTACCTGGCCGGCCTGATGGCAGCAGGCGCGAAGAGCAAGCTCGACCCGATTTCCGGCGCCACCGCCACCAAGGCGTACGACACCATCGTGGATCTGGCCACCGCATTGGACAAGCAGAGCGTGTCCGACGCGGGCCGTTGGGTCATCGTCACCCCGGACTTCTATGGCCTGCTGCGCAAGGACAGCCGTTTCGTCGCTGGCGCCGAGTCCGCTCATTCCACGCTGCTTAACGGAGTCGTCGGCGAGGCCGCGGGCATGACCATCCTCAAGTCCAACAACGCTCCCGCAGCCAAGGGCGGCACCACCCAGTCTCCGACCGATGAGGGCAACGTCATCATCGCCGGTACCAACGCGGCCACCACGTTCGCGGAGCAGATCGCCAAGGTCGAGGCCACCCGCAAGGAGAAGGGCTTTGACGACATCGTCAAGGGGCTGCACCTGTACGGCGCGAAGGTCGTGCGCCCCGAAGCGCTGGCCACCGTACACTTCAAGGTGGGCAAGTGATGGCCGGCAGCTATGAGGCCATGCCCTACGTGGGCGAAGCCGAATAACCGCATAGGGGGTGACTCATGGACACGCTGGCAACGGTCAAGGACCTTGATTCATACGGCATCGAATACGCGGACGAAAAGCTCGCGGGCAAGCTGCTCGAATCGGTTTCCGCAGCGGTGCGCGACGCCGCAGGGTGCCCCATCACACGCGGCGAATACACGGTGACCATCCCCGGCGAAACCTCACGCAGGCTCGACCTGCCCATGCGCCCCGTGATTTCCGTGAGCCGCGTGCTCATGGACGGCGAGCAGACCGGGGATTGGAAGCTGCTCGGCAACGCGCTGTACAGGGAAAGCCTGTGGAGCCTGCCGAACATGGTCCCCTGTTCCGTCACCGTCACCATGCTCGCCGGCTATGACCCGATCCCCCCGGACATCGTGCGCCTCGTGTGCAGCATGGTCGCAGCCGGACTCGTCCAGCAGTCGAACGGCGGCCCCGGCGCTCACCGCGACGAATCGTACGCGCGAATCGACGACGTGCAGATCGGCTACCGTCAGGGCGACTCCGAGATCATCGACGCACTCGAACTGCCCGAGGGCACGAAACGAGCCCTCCGCAACAGGTTCGGCATGCGAGGCATCGCCATAGGGGTGTTCCGATGAACGTGCAGCATATCCTCAACCGAGGCCGACAGCTCGCCGAATCGTTGATGACCGACCAATGCCGCGTCACCCATATGGGCAAACCGGTCACCGACCCCGAAACGGGACTGGTGGGACCGGCCGCGAACACCGTGTATGAGGGCCGTTGCAAGGTGCAGACCTCGGGCGGTCTGGCCGCCGAGAACACGGAGGGCGGCATCGTCGAAGCGTTGGGTGCCGTCACCCCCGTGTGGAGCATGTACGTGCATTTCCCCTACGGCACCACGGGTTTATTGCCGGGCGACGTGTGCGAGATAACCGAAGCCGCCGACCCGAATCTCAAGGGGCGGAAGCTCAGGTTGTTGAACATGCAGTCCGAGAAGTCTCATGCGACCGCATGCCGGTGGAACGTGAAGGAGGTGGGCAACAGCAATGAGTGACGTGACAGTCGACGCTTCGGAGCTGACCGCGTTCGGCCGCGGGGTCGCCTCCGCCCACGCCAAAGCCTCCATAGCGGTCGCGAAGGCGGTGAAGAAGGGCGCGCAAAACGTCAAGGAAGGCGTCATCTCCGACCTGCAGACATCATCGAACTACGCGATCAGCCGTATCGGCATCGGCTACGAAATGGGCAGCACCGGCACCACCATTTATGCGGATGTGAGCCCCCGCGACGGCGGAGCTTCCGACTTGGCCAACATCGCGTTCTTCGGCACCGCGAAAGGCGGCGGAACCCACTGGTTTTACCAGTTCGCCGAACAGGAATTGCCCACGCTCGCCGAATACGTGGGAGACGCGGCCGACGACATGCTGATAGGAGCCATCGGATTATGAGCGTCATGGACTTGACCAATGCGGTTCTCGATCTGCTGCCCTCCATGCCGTCCGGCGTGAAGGTGTACAGGCAGGAGGAGCCGCTGGAGTCGGAGATGCCGCCGTGGATCATCGCGCACGTCTCCACCGACCGTCATGTGATGGCGGAGACGATGCGGTTCACCGCCCACTCCGCCCTGTTGGAGGTTCGCGCCGTCAGCACCACCGCCGACAGCGTGAACATCTGGTGTGACGACATGCTGATTCCCGCGTTGGCGAACCGCTCCCCCACCCGGCCGCCGGGCTACACGGTCGGCCAGCTCACCCTGTGCGAGGATTCCGGCGCGTACGCGGCCGGTCTGACCGCCGACGAAACCGCGCGCCGCTACCAGGTGCGCGTCCTCCGGTTCCGATTCACGTGGAGCCGACCGTAATCAACCAATCATTTACCAAAAGCCTTCAACGCCACCCCATACGGGGGGTGGCTTTTTGCTTTAAGGAGCGCATCATGACCCTGAAACTGGGTACAGAGATTCCCGGCACCAGTGCCGAGGGCAACATCACCACCATCTGGGTGCCGGCGATCAAGAACATCAAGGCCCCGACCATCATCGAGCTCGAGGCCGGCACCGACATCTCGAACTACGTCATGCTTGGCGGCTGGAGCTTCGACCCGTCGCAGGACACCGTGTCCGACCAGCGCGAGAACACCGTGCAGGACTTCGGGGCCCCCGGCCGCAAGAGCGCCGGCGACATCAGCATCGAGGTCATCGACAACACGAACACGGAGCACGAGGAACAGAACGAGGCCGTCACCCTCATGCACGAGGGCGCGTCCGGCTATATCGTGCGTCGCCGCGGCATGGCCACCGACGCGCCATTGGCCTCCGGCCAGAAGCTCACCGTCGTGAGCGTGAAGTGCGGCGAAAAGAAGGTCATCAACCCGGATGCGAACACCATGATCCGCAGTCAGATCCCGCTGTTCGCTCAGGCTCCCGGCTGGGAGTCCGAGACCGCCGTGCTGACCGCAGCCTGACAAGTTCTTCCGTGCGGGGATTCTAAGCCTTTCTGGCCCCGCACAGGCATTCTCTCTTCTCTCTCTCAGAAAGGTTTTCAGACTTTCAGAAAGGGATAATCATGGCTTTGGAAGTGAAGCGCAAGCGCGTGGACGTCGACCTCATATTGGATCAGGAGAAGGCCGAACAGGTCGCCGCATTGGGAGCCGACCTGGAACGCGCCATGGCGCAGCATGTGACCGAGGGCGGCAACGCCGCCGCCAAACGCATCGCCGAACAAATCGACAGGCTGCGCGACGAGGTGAAGGACGACACCGTCCGCATCACCCTGGAGGCGCTGCCGCTCTCCCAGTGGCGTCAGGTACTCGAGGCGAACACCGTCACCGAGAACGGCGTACCGAAACAACGCATCGAGGACATCTGCGCCGACGCCGTCAGACTCATGGTCAGGAAGACCGTGCCGGAAACCCCCGTGGAAGAGCTGGCCAACGTCATGACCGAACTGTCCGACGGCCAGATCAGCCCCATCTGGTACGCGATCCGTGACCTGAATGCGAAGCTCATCGACCCAAAAGACGCACTCGAATCAGCCTCGCGGATAATCCGCAGACGGTAAGGGAACTGCGAATCTGCCAGAAGCTCGGCATCAGCTACAAAAGGTGGCTTGGCTGGGAACCGTCGTATCGGGTGGAAAGGGACGGGCATAGGCGCATCACCGGCTACACGCCGGAAACCGAATGGGATGAGACCGAACGCGAATGGATGCTCGCACTCGACGAATACGAGCGCACGCTGTGTCCGCGCTGCGGTATGCCCGTCAGCATATGCCACGACGAGCTGGCCCCCACCAAATACGCGAGCGAGGTCGGCGTCTGTCAGATCGACCTGATGCGCCGCATCGGGCTCGAAGAATACCGCAAGGACCATTCCGCGGAATCCGCCACGAAACTTGACTCACTGACCGTGGGCATCAATCCACGATGATCCGACAGGAGGATATGCCATGGCCGGTGGCCTGAACCGCAACATCACTGTCCGCCTGCTCGCGGACACCAGCAATTTCACCGCCGGCATGGCCAAGGTGTCCGGCGAAAGCCAGAAGACCGCGACCACCATGGAAGCCGCCGGAGGCAAATCGAAGCTCATCACCACCGGCATCGCGGCGGCCGGTGTCGCCGCCACCGCGCTGGGCGTGGCCGCTGTCAGGATGGCGGCGGACTTCGACGCCAGCATGTCGACGGTGCAGGCCAACACCGGAGCCAGCGCAGATGAGATGAATCAGCTCCGTCAGGCCGCCATCGATGCTGGTGCCGATACCATATACTCGGCCACCGAATCCGCCGACGCCATCAACGAACTCGGCAAAGCCGGCCTATCGACCTCGGATATTCTCTCCGGCGGTTTGAGCGGCGCGTTGAACCTCGCGGCGTCCGACGGCATGGCCGTCGGCGACGCCGCCGAACTCATGGCCACCACCCTCAAGCAGTTCAACTTGACGGGCGCCGAATCCACTCAGGTGGCCGACGCGCTGGCAGCCGGTGCAGGCAAGGCCGTCGGTTCCGCCCATGACCTCGGCCTCGCATTGAATCAGGCGGGTCTGGTGGCCAACAGCATGGGCGTCAGCATGCAGGAGACCACCGGCACGCTCGCCGCGTTCGCCAACGCCGGCATGATAGGCAGTGACGCGGGCACCAGCCTCAAGACCATGCTCCAACGACTGGCCAGCCCCACCGACAAGGCGCAGACCCTCATGGGCGAGCTCGGCATCAACGTGTACGACGCCAATGGCAAGTTCATCGGCCTTGCCGGTGCCGCAGGCCAATTGCAGAACGGTTTGAGCGGCCTGAGTCAACAGGAACGCAATGCCGCGCTCAACACCATCTTCGGAGCCGACGCGGTGCGAGCCGCGAACGTGCTCTACGAGCAGGGCGCGGAAGGCATCGACGACTGGACGAAAGCCGTCAGCCAATCCGGCTACGCCGCGGACCTCGCCGCCAAGAAGAACGACAACCTGAAAGGCGATCTGGAGAATCTGAGCGGCTCTTTCGAGTCCCTCATGATCTCTTTGGGCGAGGGAGGTCAGGGACCATTGCGCTCCCTCGTGCAGACACTCGACACCCTTGTTGACGGTTTCGCGTCATTGCCTGCGCCCGTACAGCAGTCTATAGTGCTGATGGCGGCTCTGGTTGGAGGCAGTGTCGCAGTCCACAAAGCGATGGGGCCGCTGAACTCTAGCAGCAGCCAGCTTGCGCAAACCCTCGGATTGATTGCCGACCCAGGGCAAAGGCTCATAGGCCTCGGCTCCGGAATCGCGTCAGCGTTCCAGACATGGGGCGCAACTTTCGGCAGTGCAGAATCTCAGATAAACACGTTTGGCACCACTATCAGTCGTTCCCAAGGCATTATGGCCGGTTTCAAAAACCTGGGAAGCGGCATAGTATCGTTGCTGGGCGGACCATGGGGCATGGCCATCACCGCCGCAGGACTCGCGTTGTTCGCTTTCGCGCAGGATCAGCAGGCCGCCACGCAACGAGTGGACGAACTCACCCAGGCGTTGCAGAGCGGACAAAGCGCCGCCGAATACTTCAACAAGGCGCTCTCCGAAAGCGATTCGTCACGCTACACGGCCGACATATTCAGCCGTTGGACCTCCGGCTACGACAATGTGCGAGAAGCACTCGACAAGATCGGCATCGCCCACAGCACCTACATCAAGGCCATACAAGGCGAGCCCGAAGCGATTCTGCGAGTCCGCGAACAGGCCGACAGCTACCGTGACTCGCTCGGCGGCATCAACCAGATGTGGGACCGCACCTCCAACGTTGCCTACGGCGTACTGAGCGAACAGCAGGAGATCTTCGAGAAATCAGCCGCAGCGGCCAAGGAGGACGCGGCCAACTCGAAGGCCGCCGCACAGGAGAAACTGGCGCAGACGCTGGCCACGTCCGGATTGGTCGACGCGCAGTCGGCGAACGCGGACGCCACGCAGGAATCAGCTGACGCCCAATCTATCCTTCAGGATGGTTTGGGAGCGACCACCGACGGCATCAACGAGCAGGCCACCGCCTTGGGCGAGGTCATTGACGCGCTCGGAACCTACTACGGTTTCGCGCTCTCCAGCTCCAACGCGCTCATCTCCATGCATGACTCGTTCGACAAGGCGACCGAAAGCGTGCAGAAGAACGGGCAGACGCTCGACCTGAACACCGAACAGGGACGAGCCAACCAGAGCGCGTTGAACGATCTCGCCGAATCCGCGTTGAAGGCGGCGGAAGCCCAGTCACGCAACGGCGAAGGACTCGAAGCGGTCAACGGCACCCTTGACCTGGCACGCGAGAAATACATCGCAGCTGCACATGCGATGGGCATGACCCCGGAAGCCGCAGAAGCCGCAGCCAACGCCGCCGGCCTGACCAAGGACAAGTTCGACCAGCTCGCCACCAGCGTCAACAGCATCCCCGGATCCAAAGCCATCGACGTGAACGCCCACACCGAACCGGCCAAGAACAGCCTGACCGACCTCGGCATGACGGTGGCGAAACTTCCTAACGGCGAAATCAAAATCGACGGCGACAACACACAGGCACTCGCCGCCATCGAGGCGGTCAACGGCGTCGAAGTGGATCCGCACACCGGTGTCATCACCATGGACAAAAGCCAGTACGACACCGCCCTCGCATTGGCGAACGGAGCGACGATCGATCCGAAGACCGGTCATCTGATGGGTGACAACAGCGACTATTGGAAGAAGATAGCCGAAGCGAACGGCTGGACCATCGACCCGCATACCGGCATGATCTACGCGGATGACGGTCAGGCCATGAGCGTCATCACCAATCTGAACAACACGCAGATCGCGGACAAGTACTTCACCATCCATGGCAGCTACGTCGATGATTCAGGCGGCACGTATTCGTCCAGTGGTTATCGTCCGGCCGGTGCGATGGGCAATATCCCCACCGGTAAGACCGGCGGCCTGTTCACCGGTTATGGGGTTTCGATGCGCGGCTACGCCACTGGCGGCAGTGTCATCGAGGGCCTCCTGCCAGGCAAGGCGAGCATCACGGGCGGCGACAACATCACGTTGGCGAACGCGCGAGTCAAGAGCGGCGAATTCGTGTCCAATGTGAAATCCGTCGCATATTATGGCGCCGACACATACGCGGCCATGAACCGCCGGCAGATACCCAAGGAATCGTTCTCCGGCCGGGATATCGACGTGAGCGGTGTCATCGAGGAGATACGTTCCTTCCGCGAGCAGATCGGCCCAATCATCAGCGCGTATGCCCCGCAACTCGGCAAACGCGACTTACAGCGGCTCACCAAGGAGGTTTTGCGCACATGATGCACACGCTCACCTACACGTCAAACCGCGCCGGAACCGTGATTGATCTCGCCGACCCGGAGGGAATCATGTGCGGACAGATCCTGGAGCTACGCACCCGCACGTGGGAGTTCGAGCTCGGCTACCGGTCATTGCGGGCCACGCGGCCCGCGAAGACCGTCAAGGTCACCGGGCTCGTCTACGGTATCCCGGCGCTCGAAAAGGCCGAGGAACTGTTCGACGCGGACATGTACGCCTACCTCAACGATGCCGCGAAACCCGGCGTCATCACGGTGGACGGATGGTCACAGACCTGCCTCGTGGTCGGCCACGAACCTGACTACACGTCCCCCCTGCTCGTGCGCGGCGATTTCACGGTCGCCTTGCTTGACGGGGTGTGGCACAAACCGGTCAGGCAGAGCTTCAGCCGGTCGACGGCCCGCTACAACAGAGGCAAGGACTATCCCTACGACTATCGCTACGATTACGCGCCGACCCGCAACGTCAGCAGCATCGACAACCAATCCGCCCTGCCCTCGCGGATGAGGCTCACCATTTACGGGCCGGTCTCTACGCCGAGCATCATCATCGGCGGCAACAAGGTGATAGCCGACGTGAGCGTCCCATCCGGCGGCTACCTCATCATCGACGGCACCGGCTCACCACGCACGGCCGTGATGGTCGCCGCCAACGGCGACATCACCAACGTGTTCGACAAAACGCATCGCGACCAGGCCTCCAACGAATACGCGTTCGCCACCCTCCCGCCGGGACTGCAGCAGGTCTCATGGGATGAATCGTTCGGGTTCGACGTGGAGTACTGGTTGGAGCAGACGGGACTGCCATGGACCTGATCTGGACCAATACCGCTCACGTGCCGCAGGGCGAACTCGTCTCCCCCGCACTCGACCTGCAGTACGGCGACGAGCAGAATGATTTCGAACTCACTCACTCCACCCCCGGACTGCTGCTCTCCGACGGCTGCTACATCGGGGCGGAAGGCACCGAGTTCGGAGGCCGCGTCGACGCGGTGCGTATCACTGTGGATGACGGGCATGCCCTGTATACGCTCACCGGCCGCACATGGCACGGTTTGCTTGCGGGCAAGATCCTCCAACCCGACTCCGGCGCCGACCGGCTCACGGTCTCCGGCGACGCCAACAGCATCATCCGTACGGTAATCAGCCGGATCGGACTGTCCACGGTGTTCGACGTGCCATCGGAAGCGAGCGGCATCAACATCAGCAACTATTCGTTCCGCCGGTACATTACCGCGTGGGACGGGTTGCGCATGATGCTCACCGCGCAGGGAGCCAGACTCGACCTGACCTACACCGCTGGACGCTGCCGGATTCGCGCGGTCGCCGCCGACACGTACGGCGACGCGGACAGCGACCAGCGCATCAGTTTCGAGGCGCAACGCATCTGGACCCAAGTCAACCACCTCACGGGCCTGGGCAAAGGCCAGCTGCGCAACAGGGCGCGCAGCGACTGGTATGCGGATGCGTCCGGCAACATCTCCCAGACCCAGACCCTGACCGGCGACCGTGAGATAGCTCAGATCTACGAGCTCACATCCTCCGAAGGCGCCGAATTGTCCGACCAGACCAGGGACAAGCTCAAGGACATGTGGAAACAAGGCACCGTCGATTTGACGATCCCCGAGAACCTTGGCCTGCATATCGACGACCATGTGCGCGCCTACGATGCGCTGACCGGCGTCAGCGTGGACAGCCCCATCGTGCGCATCACCGTCAAACTCGCCAACGGCACACCAACCATCCGATACGAAGCCGGCCAATACAGTTGGCCCGATGAACAAGACTAAAGGAGCATCATGCCGAAACAGCCCAACATCACCCTCTACTCCTGTGATCGGCCTTCGTGCGTCAACAAGGAATACGTGTTGCCCAACGCGACGGCCAGCCCCAACTGGCACGAGGTCACGCGCGTCGACCGCAACGGCAACCAGAGGAAAATCCTTTTTTGCGAATCCGACTACCAGCAGTACCTACAGTTGGCCGAAAATCAGGACAAGGATTATGACCTCTGGCTCAACAAGTCCCTCAACGCGGAAGGTAAGTGATCATGGCAACAAATCTGCTTGTAACCGGCTCGCACGGCGGCGACGACCCGCACGTGGAATCGAAGCATGACGCGCTCATGCACGCCGCCATGCTCGGTCGAGGCGGATACATTTTGAAAACCCGGAATTGGACGATGAAACCGACGGCGAAGGATGCGAACAACATCACCATCCCAGCATGGGACCTCGTGGTCGAGGGCCGGCAGATCTACATCGCCGCACCGACCGACGTGAACATCCAATCCGGCTCGCAAGGGCAAAAACGACGCGATCTCATCGTGGCCCGGTACGCGTTGAACTCAGGCACCGGCGTGGAGACGGTCACCCTCGAAGCCATCAAGGGCAAGCCCAGCGCGGCCACGCCCGCGGATCCAGGCATCGAGACCGGCAGCATCATCGGCGGGGCCATCGTCTCCGACCTGCCACTCTGCCGCGTCAACCTCGACGGCATCACCATCACATCGATTGACACGCTGGTCAATGTTATGCAGCCCTTGGAGGATGTGTGGGATTCCCTAACCCCTGTCACGGGCCAAGTCAGGATGCCGTATTCCGACAGGTATATCACTCTGGTTCGTGTCGGCCGTATTGTCACCGCCTGCGCGTATATCACGCTGACAAGCAATTTCACTCAGGTCAGCAACGTGTCCGTCAACGAGACAATCCCGGAGGGTTTCAGACCGTCCGGCGATTCCCGCGCGGTCATGCGCGGCACCGACAACAGCGGCGCGGGCAGTTTCTACCTTTACGGCACGCCGGCGGGGAAAATGGTGTTGAACGGCACCGGATATACCGGCCGATTCGTCGGTATATCCGGCTGTTGGATTACCGCGTAGCTTTCCCTAACCCGAATGCCGTATATTCTGTGCGGAGGCCATACCGTCACCACGAATGATGACGGCACATTCTACATCAACGTCCAATCCCCAAACGGGAAGAAAGCCGATTACGCGGCCTACACGATTGGGCCGTTCGGCACTGGTTTCGGCCAGGCCGGCGAGTACACCGCACAACGTTGGGGTACCAGCGACGTAAACCAGATACGCTTCCGCCTGTGGAACACCAAAGACAACCGCTGGTGCGGGAGGGTCGCGACATTCGGAAGCTGGATCGCAATCTGGAACAGGCAATAGTTTTCCCTAACCCAGCGTTCTACGACGTGGCGAGTACCTTACAGCAGCGACAGCATTTTGCTTACGCGCATCGGTGATATCTGTTTCATGGGTGGCAACGTGAAATTCAACAGTAGCGGGCAGAACAATTACACGAAGGCTCAGGAGAAGCTCCCCGAAGGGTATCGACCCGTCATCGTCAATACGCCCGTGGCCGTTTTCGGTGGTGAAACGACATTCATCTGTTACGGCGAGGCCAATGGCACCGTCACGATGCTTGGCAATCCGAACAGCGCGTACGCGGGATGCACCGGCGTATGGAGGACCGCCGACCCGATGCCCGCCGCATAGCTTCGGGACACTGGCTCAGGCGGTTGCACTGTCTTGCAGTGACCCCACGGGTCATAGCGCGTATGAGACGGTCATGCCGAACGCGTTCGTGCCCTGCGTGCCGCCCTGATTGGCGTAGGTCATGGTTCCGTTCGCGTTTACGTTGATGATCTTCTGGTTGGCGCCGTCGCGTCCGCCGTAGGAGAAGTTCAAGTTCATCGGGGGACGCCATCCTTCGGGCAGAGTGCCGAACGTGCCGTTGTTCCACGAGCCGGAGGCCGACAACTTCCAGTCGATTCGCAACGTCACCATCGGCCCGGACCTATAGCCATTGACGGTGCCGTAATTGCCACTGATGAGGGTCGTGACATCGGTGCGGGTTAGGGAATCCCGTTCAGGCTATTAGGGCTCGTTCCCAGAGGCGTTGCGCGTCTCTCAAAGCCGTGATGTCCGGTTTGAGGTAGTACTTCGCGGTGGTTTTGATGTCGCTGTGGCCGAGCATTTTGCTCACGATGGCGATGTCAGCCCCGGCGGCCAGAGTGTTCGTCGCCCATGAGTGGCGCAGGTTGCGTGCGGGCACATGCGGCAGATCATGCCGCTTGCAGTAGGCCTTGTATTGGCGTGCGGCTTGCGGCGGGGTGAGGGTGCCGATGAGTCGGCCCCCCTCGCGTGGCCTGAGCTCGCGCAATCGTTTGACCGCGAAGCGCGGCAACGGGAGCGTGCGGCGGGACAGTTCGGTTTTCGGCGGCACGACGGCCTCATGCCCGGCGACCCATTGCAGGCCGCGCTCCACGTGCAGGACGCCGCGCCGCAGGTCGAGGTCGCCCCATTCGAGCCCGTATCCTTCTTCGGTGCGGAGTCCGCATGAGACGGCACAGATAAGCCACGCCTCAAGCAGATGACCGTAAAAGCCCCGCAACAGCGTGCGCTGCTGGCGGATGGTCAATATTCGCGGCTCGTAATGAGGTTTGGCCGGCAGTTGGATGTCGCGTCTGGTGATGTCCACGTCCAACAGGTTCCAGCGGATAGCCCGCCTGAGTATCGCGCGCAATACGGCCCATGCCTTGCGCGCCGCGCCAGCGCTGTCGAAACATGCGAGCCACTTGTCCACGAGCTCCACGCTTATTGCGCTCATGTCCATGCCACCGAAAACCGGCATGACATGCAGACGCCAAGCGGACTCGTAGCCGACCCACGTGCTCTCACGTAGATTCCGCGTGCAATGCGGCCAAAACCGGTCGTTCCAAAACTCTCGTAACAGCATTTTCAACCTCCAAAACCCACACGCCCGTTGGCCTATCCAACGGGGACGAACGTGTGGGTTTTACCCACCGTAAAGGAGCTTTCCCATGTCTTTGCTCACTCACGTCGTCGATTGGCTCGTGCCTTTTATCTGTGGCGGCGTGGCCACGGTTTTGGGCCTGATGTGGCGATGGGGCAAAGCCATGGTCAACGGGCTGCGCGAGCTCCTGCTGTGCCAGTTGGAGGACCTGCGCCGGGAAATGGTCATCGAGCACGACGGAGTGGCGGACGAAGACCTCAAATCACGCAGTCAACGCCTCTACGACAGCTACCACAGCCTGGGCGGCAACGGGCACGGGACATCGCTCAACAATGACATCCAATCCGCGCCGATAGCGCCACGACAGTCCTGACCCACGACCGTGGGCCACAAACAATATCCATCCCAGAGAAAAGGGAAACATGGTCAACAATTTGAAACGTCATCCCAAGCCCTCGCTGCCGGACGAGCTTCGCCCGGACGTAGCCCCGGAAACCATAACCGAATCCATTAAGGAGGAGTAATAATCATGACCCAAATCCATATCAGCATCAGGAAGCCGAAGACCGGCGGCCTGGACCCGGTCACCGGCCTGATGCGATTCCGTCCGGTACGTCGCCATTTCGACGCGGACAAGAACCTCATCATCGCGGCCTCGTTCGACGCGGACCTGTCCGAAAGCGGCGAGCTGACGGTTGACCTGCTGCCCACGACTAGCGCGTTTGTTTGGCAGGTCATCGAGTTGGCGGACACGCCGCAGGCGTACACGCGCTACGTCGAGGTGCCGGACTCCAAGACCAAGGTCGAATACGCCGACCTCGTGGAGGTTGACGCGGGCACGTTCGTCCCGAAGGACATGCAGGGCTCCCAATTGCTGAAGGTTCGCCACGCTTCCACCCAGTCGGAGGCTGAGACGCTTTCCGCCCGATACCCGGATGCGGTGGTGCTCTTCGACGAGACCGCCACGACCATGAAGGCCGCTATGGCCATGAGCACGTTGGAGTCCATCACGGCCGAAGCGCAGACGAACGCCGCGTTGGCTAGGAGCGCCATGCTGAGCGCACAGTCCTCGGCTGATTCCGCGACCGCCACCCAGTCCGACCTTAATATCCTCGCGTCGAACGCCAACACGTTGGCGGCTAGCGTCGCCAATGATTCGCAGACCGTGGCCGACACCGCCAACGCGGTTGCGGCGAAGGGCGAATCGGCTATCGCCACCATCGATTCGACGGTGCAGGCGGTCAAGGACAAGGCGGAGGCTGCGACCACCGTACTGCCTTCCACCGGCACCACCGAAGGCACCACCGACACCGGCACCACCGAGGAAACCACGGAGGAACCCGGCAAGGACTCCACGCCAGCCAAGGCCAAGAAGGCCACCGTGAAGGGAGCCTGACCATGCCAGCCTTTTACGCCGGCAAACGTGTCGGCAAACCGTTGATGAGAGGCCACACGTACAACGCCATGTTCAACGGCAAGCTCGTGTGGCCCCTCGACAAGGACACGGTGGTCTCCATCGAGATCACGGATGATAAGGGCAAGCCGCTGCCCAAGTCGCTGGCCGTGTCCGGCACCCTGAAACTGGGGGCGAAGGCCACGTATGCGGACGGTCATGTTGGCGACCTGCTGACCACCAAGAACGTGACGTTCACAAGCCGGGACACTTCCACCGCCACGGTTTCGGGCAACACGCTCACGTGGCGGCATGGCGGAACCATATTGGTGACGGCCACGGTCAACGGTTTCACTTCCGCCGCCGTGTCCATCAGCGCGGCCTACGCGCCCGAGTCCATCAAGGTCACGGACGATTCCGGCAAACCCATCGACAACATCACCCTGCGCGTCGGCGAGAGCAAGAACCTCAAGGTGACGATCCTGCCCGATACGGCATCGCAGGAGTATACGGCATCCATCAAGGATGTGAGTCTCGCATCAGTCAGACAACAGTAAGGGGCAATATCATGCCAACAACAACAGCGTTTAGGGGGGGGGGCTAGTGTCCGCGCCCTCAAGGAGGGCGACACCTCCATCACCATCACCGCAGGCAGCATCGTAAAGACCATCCCGGTCAGTGTATGGGGAAACAAATGGGTGCTGCCCACCCTGCCCGCCACGCGCAACGGAATCACGTTCACCGCGGCCGGCGACGGCATGGTACACGCGAAGGGCACAGCGACCGACTGGGCGACCATCCTCGTCACCCAGGACCTGCCGGCCGGCGAGTACACGCTCGAACACACGCTCGCCGACGGTGTCGGCCCGTTCTGCGAGCTCAAATCCACGGACGGCAGGATCGACCTGTTCTCGCATGGCACGGTCAAGGCGACGCTCCCGGCGGGCGACTACCAGATGCTCGTCAGTGTCTCGCCCGGCAAGACCGTGGACGCAACCATCACCCCAATTCTCAGGAAACTCAACTAAGGCCCCGATATCGGGGCCTTCACCATAAAAGGAGGCCCCAATATGGGCGCACTATCAATAACCGGTATCAAACCGGGGTCCACGAGTCTGAAACTGACCGCCGGCAAGATTACGAAAACCGTGCCGATTACCGTATTGTCGCGTAACCTGCTGTCCTACGGTCCCGCCGAGGGCAACGGGTTGACCGCCACCGTCAACACTGACGGTTCGCTGCACGTCACCGGCACCGCCACCGGTCAATGGCGTGGCCTGTCGTGGACGTTCCCATGCCCGGTACAGGGCACCGTGAAACTCAGCGGCACTAGTATCGCCGGTTTGAGCTTCAACATCAAGTGCCTCGACGCCAAGGGGCAGCAACTGGGAGACCAAATGAACTTGGGTAACAGTGTCATGGCAATCCCTGCCGGCACCGTCAGCCTGTTCCTCAACATCATCTCCATCGAGGCCACGCCCACCGCGAAGGACGGCGACCTCCGAGTCCAGCTAGAATCCGGCGACACCGCGCACGAGTGGATGAAACCCGACAACACGAGCCTTAAGGGGGGGGTATGAATTAGCGAACCTGTATCCGCGTGTCACCGGACTGCCTAAAACATTAGGCACCGACCCGGGTGTTATGGTCACGGAACCATCGCCGGGCACGTACCGGTTCAAAGGCTCCACCACACAAAAGGTTGACTCGTGGGATAGCCTGACATGTTCCGTCCATGTGGACGCGGGCACGTACACGCTGGACGCCTCCGACTGGCCGTATGACAGCATCTCATGGTTGATTGGCATCCAGTCCACTCTCACCCCCGATGACGGCAGCGGACAGACAATCACGTTCGAACCTAAGGGCTATGGGCCGCGCCCCTTGAAGGCCGGGACGCTGCGCCTCCATATATTCGTCAACACCACGGGCGAGGTCGATAAGACGTTCACTCCCCGCCTGTACAAAATCGACTGATTTTAGCCCCACACCATTCCGTGTGGGGCTTTTTCATTGACGGCCCCGAGTGGGCCCCGATAATCCTGACCCACGACCGTGGGCCACAAACAACAATCCATCCCGAGAAAGGGGAAAACATTGGTCAATAACAAGGACAAGCCGAAGCCATGGCATAAGCGCCTGTTCGCCAAGATCACGGCCCTAGTCGCCGCCGTCTGTATGATGCTGCTTCCGGCGACCGCGCACGCGGACATGCAGGGCGTGGACATGAGCAACTGGCAGTGCGGCGCGGACGTGTACAACATGCAGGCCGATTTTATCGTGGTCGGCACCACATGGGGCACGGGGCAGGTGTACAACAACTGTCTCGTGTCCGGCGTCAACACGGACGCCAACCGCATGATCGCCCAGGCACAAGCATCCGGCAAGAAATTCGGTTTGTATCACTACGCGATGGGCGGCAACCCGGAGGCGGAAGCCCAATTCTTCTATCGCAACACGTCGAACTATTGGCGTCACGGCATCGTGGCGCTCGACTGGGAGATGGACGACAACCCCGCATTTGGCAACTGGGATTGGGTACGCCGATTCATGAATGAGTGCGAACGGCTTTCCGGTGGTGTGCGCCCCTTGCTGTACACCGGCCCGGTGGCCGGCACCATCCCGCAGGACATCCGCGACCGGTACGGTTTGTGGATCGCCCAATACGCGAACATGAGCCCGACCGGCTATCAGGCCAACCCGTGGATGCTGGGCGCATACGGCGAAGCCATGCGCCAGTACAGCGGCACCGGTGTCGTCAACACGTGGAGTCCCATCGACCTCAACCTGTTCCGTGGCGAGGCATGGCAGTGGGATCTGTACGCCAACCCCACCGGCTCCACAGCCCCGGCCCCGGCAACGCCCGCGCCCGTGCAGCCGAACACTCCCCCGGCCGACACCAACACGGGTGGCATCAGCCACGTCATGCAGTGGGGCGAGACCGTCTGGGGACTCGCCGTCGCCTATGATGCTTGGCCCCTGTCCGCGTGGCACACGCCCAGCGGTGACATCAACCGCTACTACGTGGGCGACGTCGTCACCTACGGCGGCGGTTCCACCACGGCCGCGCCGTCCAACGGGGTTTCCAAGGTCCTCCAATGGGGCGACACCGTGTGGGATTTCGCCACCGCGCACGGTTACAGCGTCAGCCGCTGCACCGTACCCTCCGGCAACATCAACGTCTACTATGTGGGCGACGTGGTGACCTGCCGCTGAGACTCAACAGATGCCGCCACCCGCTTGACCGGGTGACGGCATCACCCCATCATCATCCCTTATTGATCGGAGCAAACATGACCGACAGCAAAAACACGACCGACACCGGCGAAACGCTTCCCGGCGTCGATGTGAGCGACTGGCCCGAAGCCGTCAACGTCACCCATGACGTGCCCGACTGGCTCATCCCCAGCCGCGTCTACGATGTGCTCAAATGGCTCGGCCTCATCGTCCTGCCAGCACTCGCCCTGTTCGTCAACACGGTCGGCCCCGCATGGGGCTGGCCCCACGTGGACGCCATCGTGACCACACTCAACGCGCTCGGCATCCTCGCCGGCGCGCTCATCGGCGTCAGCGCCATCAAACAACGCCTCGACCGCGCCGCATGA